TCAAGCGGCGGTGCCGGACCTGCGCTTGTGTGCCCCTTTTTGTGCCACCCCCGACATTGCGGCGGATGCCTGTTCGGGTGTCAGGTAGGCGAGATAGATCTCGGTTGTCTTGACGCTGGTGTGGCCCAGCTCGCGCTGAAGGTCGTAGATACCGCCGCGGCCAAGGCGGAGGTATTCGACCGCGAAGAGGTGGCGCAGATCGTGGAAGCGGAAGCGGCGATATTCGAGACCGGCCTTTTCTGCCCGGCGCTCGGCGCGCGTGGTGTAGTCGGCGAAGTTCGATGCGACGTTGCGGTAGCGCTGCGCGATCGGCTTGCCGGCGGCGTCCTCGTCCAAGTGCCAGAATACATAGGGGCATTTGAGGAAGCGGGGCTGGCGCTTGAGGATCTCGATCGCTTTGCGGTTGAGCGACACGGTGCGGAGGCGGTTTCGCTTACCGATGATCGTCGCGTGGCGGCCGACCAGGTCGATCTGGCTGTGCTCCAGACCGGCGATCTCCTCCTCACGCATGCCGGTTTCCCGGGCTAGCAGCATCATGTCACCGAACCGCGTCTGCTTGGGGCCGACTGTCAGGCGGATCGATTCGTCGGTTGGAAGCACGATCGGGTCGCGCCGCTCCTGAAGTCGCTTGCGCGGGAAGGCGCGGGCGGCGTTTACATCGCCCTCGATCCATCCTTCATCGATCGCGTGATCGAGCACGCTGGCAACCGCCGTCAGGTCGCGCCGAATCGTCGCGTTGGTGAGATGCTGAGCTTTGCGCCCCTTAACCAGCTCCCGGATACATTCCCCATCGATCTGATGCACCTCGCGCCCGTCGAGCCACTGCCGAAGCTGGGCGAGGCTGTCGGTGTAGCGGTCGACTGTCTTGGCGCTTTTGGTCTTGGCCCTGACTTCGTGCTCCATCGCCGCTGCCCAGGAGACGACGGCAGCTTCCCAACTCATCGGGCCGGCCATGCCATAGTGCGCCTGGTTCTCGATCGCCTCGCGGCGCGCGATCAGCCGTTTCTCCGCGACCTTGAGAGAACGTGTTCGTAGGCTTTCGCGGTACTCGATGCCGGCGACCTTGAAACGCGCCCAATAGATGCCGTTCCGCTCGTAGATGTTCTTGGCCATTTTGCCTTTGCCGCTCGATTCACCCGCGCAGACCAGCGCTTCAGGTCAGCCACCACGAAGAGCCATCGTCCCGCCGGCTTCGATGCGCCGGGAATCGCTCCACGCGACGCTAGATCTTGAAGCGTCCTGTTGGAAAGCCCCGTGATTGCGCGCGCCTCCGCGATGCCGCAGCGGATCTGCTCGAACTTCATAGCCCGAGTACCGTGGCGACAGCGGCCAATTCTAGGCGCGCAGAGGAGGTCATGCGGCGTCGGCGCGCTCGAGCTCGGCCACTGCAGCGGTGATGCGGGCGACGGCGGTTTCGAAATGGGCGGGGTTGTGCTCGATCCCGGTGAAGCGCTTGCCTGCGCGGATCGCGGCGACGCCGGTGCTGCCGGTGCCCATGAACGGATCGCAAACGGTTTCCCCGCGCACATTGGCGAGGATCTTGGTCATCAGGGCATCGGGTTTTGTCGTCGGGTGGCCGAAGCGGGCGGGGCCGCGCGGCGAGGTGATGCGGCTGACCCGGAGCAGTTCGGCGAGGTCGCCCGCGGGGTGATAGCCGCGGTTCCAGGCGTGGACGTAGAATTCGACGTCGGGCCGGTAGTGTTTGTTCGCGACGGGTTGGGGGTTGGTCTTTTGCCAGACGCACAGGGCGTGGCGGTGGAACTGCCCCTGGGCGAGGGACAGCAGCTGGGCGAGTTGGTCGTTATGGGCGAAGACGATCGCCGCGCCGCACAGCAGCGGATTGACCACGGCCATGTCGAAGCCGGTGTGGAGTTGCTCAGCCACGATCTGATCGAAAATCGGGCGCCGTTTGCGATAGCGGCCGCCGCCGGTGGCGCGGATCAGATAGGGCGGGTCGAGCACGTCGGCGTCGTGGAAGCCGAGCGTGGGGCGCAGGGCGTAGGCGTCGCCGATGTGTAGGGTGGCGGGGCCGATGGTGATGCGGGTCATCGCTTCCCCCGGCGGAACGTGATCGCCATCAAGCCGCTTTCGTCGCGGGTGAGGGCGACGGTCACCCCGTGCTTCGGATCGAAGTCGGCGAGGTTGATCGGGCCGGTGTTGCCGGCGTCGCGGGCGGTACGCAGCAGATCCTCGATCGCCATTTGCAGCGAGGGGAGGGTCGCGACCTGGTGGGAACGCAGGACCTGTGGCGGAACCTCGAGGAGAAGGGTGTCGGTCATGCGGCCCCGCGCCCCACCTGACAAAATCGAGAGCGGCACCGCGCGGCCGCGCGATCATCCACCCGCGCGTCGCATTGCTCGCACCACAGGAAGGTGCGGCGTTCGGTGGGGGACGTTCCGTCGCGCCATTCGGCGACGGTGCGGTGATTGCGGTAGGGGAAGCGACCGAGAGCGACGGCGGGGGGCTTACCTTTCATGGTCATGCATCGATCCTTTCGCCGAGCAGGCGCGCCTGAAGGTCGTAGGCGCGCTGGGGGGTGGTGCTGGGGTTGCGGGGCGGGCGCGGTGCGCGGCCGAGGTTGAGGAGCTCACCCGCGCGGCGGCAGGCGTCTCGCCAGTCGGGCCAGCGCCGCTGGCGGTGCGCTTCGGTGATCGCGACGCGCAGTTCGCCGCTGAGGCGACCATAGCAACGCCCGCACAGGCGCTGATTGCGGCGGCGGGTGTGGTCGCACCCGGGGACGTCACAGATGCTGGGCATGGGTTGGTCTCCCGCGTCCGCCGGGTCGGCGCAGACCGAGTTCGGCGGCTTTGACGTAGATCGAGCGGATTGTGCGGTGTGGAAGCGCGCGCGCCGCCTGCTTGGCCCCGCCAGCGCGATATTCCTGATCGAGCAGGATCAGCTCGGAGCGCATCCAGGGCATTTTCGTCATGGTCGTTCGCATCAGCGCCGCCCTCCCGCCGCGCCGAACAGCGCGACGATGATGAAGGGGACTGCGACGATCGCGGCGAGGCCGACGAACGCGATCTGGGCTATCCGCTGCCAGCGGCGGGTAGTGACGGGCGCGGCCATCACAACATCCCCAACGCGACGCGATAGGTTTCGATGATCGCTTCCTCTTCGTCGAGGACGTGCTTTTCCTTCTGGCGCAGGGTCAGGATCGCGCGCAGGCCCTTGGCGTCGTAGCCGCGCGCCTTGGCCTCGCCGAAGACGTCGCGTTCATCCTCGGTAATCGCCCGCTTCTCTTCGCGGATTCGCTCGATCCGCTCGATCAGGAGCCGCAGCTCCTCGGCCGCGCTGTCGCCGTTGGTCTTGATCGGGTCCGGCACGACGGGCTTCTTGCGGCCCCGCTTGGGAGGCGCTGCCGTGATCGGGGCGGGGACGTGCCGCATGGTGCCGTCCGCGCCGCGTTGAATGCGCATCGTCATCGCGTTCATGGGATCATTGCTCCAGCGAGGTAAAAGGCCGCGACCAGCGCGACGGCGAGCCAGCGGCGGCCAGTGCGTGCCCGCGCCGTCCGCGCGGTGCAGTCGCCGCACGAGCAGCTCTGAAAGGTGGGGGCGATCACAGGCGGTCTCCGCCGCTGCAGCGGGTGCAAAGGTCCGCGCTCGCCCAGGCACAGGCACCGTCGGCGCCACGGTCGCAGGCATCCCACTGGCTGCAGCCGCAGCCGCGGCAGACCGCGGGGTGGCGATCGGCGGGTTCGTGGGCGAGCTGGTAGTAGACGTTGGGGTCGAGCGGGAACGCGGCGGCGAGCACATCGATCGTTGTGACGTGGCGGGCGAGGATCCCGGGGGTTTCGAGCTGGCGGACGAGCGCGCGCGCCTCGGCAAGGCGCTCCGATCGCGGCATGAAGCGCGGCGGCGTCGTGTTCTCAACGATCAGCGCTGCCGCATCCTCGACCGACAGCCGTGCCGCGCGGCGGCGCAGTGCGAGATATGCCTGAGGCGTAAGCGGCGGGAGGGCGGTCCTTGTCTGTGGGACAGGGCGCGGAACGGCGCGCCCGAAACTCGGGGTATGCAGCATCAGCTGGTTCCTTTCTTCACGGTGTCAGGGTCGGGGTTGCGAAACACCCAGCAGTCGACGGTCTTGCCGACGCGGGAATTGACGGCCTTCACTTCGACGAAGCGGCGGGCCTTCGAGGTCTTGAGCAGGCGGCGCAGCTCCTGGTTGGTGCAGGGCATGCGCAGGCCATTGGCGGAACAGCGGCTCTCGAACTGGACCAGGCTGATCGCGAAGACGTCCGACGTTCGGGCATGGTTGATCGGGTTCTCGGGCGCGAGATGCATCGCGTCCTGCGCGTTGAAATGGTCGAAGCGCTCCCAGAACAGCGTGACGTGCGGGTGATCCTGCTCGGTCACGCGGTGCCGCTCGACCAGCATGTCGAGGATCAGATTGTGCGCGTCGGCGACGTCGTGGTCGGCGAGGTTGGTGACGACGAGCCGCATCGCGTCGAGCATCGCCGCCAGCTGCGCGTGGTTCTTGGCGAAGCGGTAGTCGCCGCAGCCGGGATGCTTGAGCATCCGGGCCTCGTGGTGGGCGAAGGCCTCGGCATAGCGGGCAAGGATTGCCTCTTCCCGGCGCGCGACGTGGATCGGGAAGCCTGACAGATCCTTGATGTCGGCGGTCTTGAGTGCCTCGCCAGCGGCCTTGCCCTGCGGCGAAAAGCGGCCCTTGTCGAAGTGCAGGCCCATGATGCGCTCGGTCACCGCCGGCGAGCCTTCGACTGTCGCGTTCTGGGCGATGACGATCGCGCCACGAAAGGGCGGCTCGAATGTTTCCATGCCGCCATTGGCGATGGCGCGGGTGCGCACGGCGCGACCGTTATAGGCGGTCTTCAGCTCGTCCCATTCGAAGCGCTTCGCGTGCGGAGTATCCTGACCACGGTCGCCCTCGATCAGCACGACGGGGAGGTTGCCGACCTGCCCCAGCGTGCGCGAGATGCCCGCATTCGTGCCCTTGGTCGGATCGAACCCTTCGTAGGATGCGCGGCCCAGCAGCTTCCACAGGAATTCCAGCAGCGTGGTTTTGCCGCTGCCCGGCGGGCCGGTCATTTCGAGGAAGCCGAGGCTTTCCTGTTTCGCGCGGATCTGTTCGGCGAAGAGTGCCAGCACCCAGAAGGACAGCACCACTAGCCCCTTGGGGCCGTAGGCGGTGATCAGCGGGCGGGTCCAATCGAGGTTGAGCTTCTCGGGATCATAGGCGAGGCGCAGCATCCGCTCCGACGTGCGCAGCTTCACCGATCGCTTGCCGAGGACGAAATAATCCTCGTCATTGGCCTCGTAGACGCGGCCCTTGTGAACCGCGACGTCGCCGAAGATCCAGGCCTCGTGTTCCTTCGAATAGCCGGTGAACTGGATCGCCTCGACCACCTGAATATTCGCCCATTGGCGCTGCATCAGGCGGACGATCTGAAACTGATTGCCGGTCCATAGTGCGCCGGGAGCGACCGATGCGAGCCGCTTCATGAAGTCGCCGGATCCCGCGCATGCTGCGCCGGAGAAGGTCGCCTTCACGCTGGCCCGATCGGACGGGAAATCGACGCGGAGGAAGTACGCGCCCTCCTCAAGGTTCGGGTCGCGCTGGTAGTAGAGGGTGCGGAAGGTGCAGTTTGCGACCTCCTCGATCTCGACCGCGCGCTCGGCCGCGCGCTGCCATTGCTGGGTGAACGGGAGCGCCTTGAAATCCTCGAACTCGGGCTCGTCGCTTTCCAGCATCGCGGTCAGCTCGGCCTGGATGCGGTCGATCGAGAAGTTCGCCCAGAGCTGACGGCCGCCGAAGGTGATCGGGAAGTTCGCGAATTTCTCGCGCTCGTAGATCAGCAGCGCCTTGGCCGTGGCAGTCGGCGCGATCGTCACCTCGCCATTCCAGCGATAGGTGGCCAGATCGTCGGGCTTCAGCTTGTCGCGCTGGCCGAGGTCGTTCCAGTCGAGCTTTTCGCCCTCACCATCGGGGCGCACCTGGGCAGCACCCGAGCGCCAGCCTTCTGCCGTGGCGCGCTCGTGAAATTTGCGGGTGAAGTGGACGCCGGCGCGTCCGACGTCGAACGCCCAGATCAGGCGCGGCCCGGCGAGGTTGAGCTCGCCACAGACCCGGCGCAGATCCGCAAGGAAGTGTTCGGGATAGACGTTGCAGGTCAGGGTCGAGACGGCGCGGACCTTGCCCTTCTGGACCAGGTCGATCGTGTCGAAGATGCCCTCGGCCAACCAGAGTTCATCTGCCCTGGCGATGTCCTCAAGCGTGACGCCGGGGTACATCCAGCAATGGCCGCGATAGCTGGAGCCGTAGGAGAAGGTCGCCTTCTTCTTCCCGAACCGGCCCGGCTGATCGATCAGGCGCTGCCAATGCCCGCCGCCGGGGATGGGGAAGCGCACCGCCGCCGAGACGATTCCCAGCTCGGGGTCACGATACCATTCCTGCGAATAGCAGCCGCGCAGGTCCATGAGGTTGAAGCCGCGCGCGGCCGAGAGATAGGCGTCTGCGGCGGCATGGGGATCCTGCGCCGTCTGCTTGTGGCGCTTTGACCAGTTGTCGAAGATGTCGGGGTAGAGTTCCTTGACGTGCTTCTCGACGCCGCAGCGGTTCACGCGGCCGCATTTTACGACCCAGGGCGCATCGGCGCGGGCATAGGCTTCGCGCTTGCCGCAGGCGTCGCACTTGCCCTCCTGCAGCCAAGCGCCGTTGGCCTTGAACTTGTAATCGTTCTGCAGGCGCTTCAGCACTTCTGTGAGGAGATCGTCGCGCATCGGTTCTTTCGGGCAAGGGGAGGGCGTTCCCGGAAGCGCATCGCGACCGGGTCGTTGGTCAGGTGAGGAGCGCCGTCACCGGCGCGGGGTTGGGATCAGCCGCTCATGGGAGCGACCTCGGTCGCCGCTGGCGGGTGCTCATCATTGGCAGGAGGGGGCGTGTCGTCATTGGCCGGCACTGAGGCCCACTTGCCCATTGGCAAGTGGATGTCGGGGTTCGGGCATGCGCTGGGCCGCACGGTGCGGATCACGCTGAGCTGGGCGACGAAGTAATGCCCGCACTCGATGTTGTCGCAGACGAGGCGCAGTTCGCGCACGATCGGCGTCACCTGGACGCTGTCGCGCACAATCGATCGATCGCCGCAATGGGGGCAGTGGATCCCCGGAAGACGTGGTTTCTTGGCAGTCATTGGGTTCCCCCCACAGTTTCCCCGCTCGACCCTGTGCCGAAGGGATGGAAAGACGAGAGACGCCGACCAACGACCGCCATCGCAGATTGGGCTTCTTCGAGTTCATGTTCGGCGCGGTGGACCTCGCGAGGCCCGGCACCGGGATGGGTGACGGCGAGGACAGCCGCTAGGGCTTCGCCGTTTTCCTTGGCCGCGTTGGCGACGGCGGCGGTGAGGGCAAGCCGGTTGGCCATGCGCTCACCGATGCCGCGATCGAGCAGCTGGAGATAGGTTTCGGAGATCGGCGCGGTGTCGCCGCCCGCCTCGATATAGGCGAGGTCGAGGGCGACGCCCTGGGCGACCGTCGGATGCGCGTTCGACTGCGGGTGCGACCATTTGCGCACGAGCCGCTCGCTGCGGTCGACGATCTGCGCCATGCGCGGGTAATCGATCTTGCCCGCGATCGTGCTGATCGCCTTCGAAAAGGTGAGAGGTTCGCGGGCGAGGGTCACTGCGCTCGCTCCGGGTGCAAAACGGCGCTCCGATCGCACGCGACGATCGGAGCGCCGGAAGTTACGACGCCCTTATGCGAGAGGCAGGGGGCCGAGGCGTCGTGGGAGAACAGGTCGGGTTGCTCTTCGAAGTCGGCGGGTACGCCGTTCGGAAAGATGATGAGCATGGCGGTGACCGGAAGCCGCAGACGGCGCGCAACACGCAAGACGTGCGGCTGCTTGGTCGCGGGAACTCGGCCGTGGTTCTTCCAGTCCTGGACCGTGGAAGCGCGCTCGCCCAGCTCGCGGGCCATTGGCCGGATGCCATCGAACACATCGAACAAGGTTGTTCCGCTGCTCATGAATCAGCGTGTACGGATTATCAGAACGCTTTGCAACATCAAAATCCGTACAGACGCTGTACGCCTTTTCCGCAAGTGTAATCGTATGGAAAGTGCGGCACTGAGCCTAAAGGCATTGCGCGAGCGCGCGCGCCCGAAACTGTCGGTTCGCGGCATGGCGGCGGCGCTGGGAATGTCGCCATCGAAATACACGCACTACGAAAACCCTAAGACGTTCAAGAAGTCGTACCTGCCAATGGACATGGTGCGCGAACTCGTGCCGATCCTCGGCGCGCACAACATCGCTGAGGCGGACGTACTTGCGCTCGGGGGCGTCGAGGCTGGTGCCGGGGAAGTGGTGCCGATCCCGCCGCTTCCGCCCATCCAGTTCGTGACGATGCAGGTGGCGCTGCCTAGTGAAGCTGCGCTCGCGCGGATGTTTGAGGGGCTGTTGCGACCCGTCGATCATCAAAAGCAGAGCGCGGCCGAACTCGCTCAAATTCTCGCTCGGCGGCTGCCAACCGGTCTTGCGCAGCTTCGAGATCTGCTGCCCGCACCTTTGACGGGCGCAGCGCCCGAACGCGATGCAGATCCTCAAGCTCCCGCCACAGATCATCCCGAGTCGCGGCGAGCACCGAACACATGACGTCGCACCGCGCACATGCCTGTTCGCAGCCCGGGGTCAGGCGGAAAATGGGTCTGCTCATCGGGTCGCCGCTCGATTCGTTGTTCTCTTTGTGTTCTCGTTGCACGGCGATCGGCTTGTAGGAAATCGCAAAAATCGCCTCGGCGATTGTGAATAAGGGGGAGAGGCATGGAATCGGCGCACAGTGTAAATCAGGCGGATCGGCTCCGCGCCGTGCTGCAAGGGCGGCGCGTCACTCCTGCGATGCCGCCGCGCCGGCGCGCCCGTGTTGTGAATTGCGATGCCGAAGCCGGAGCGCGCAATGGCCGCGATCACAGCGCGTCGTGGGCTGGGTTTTTCAAATATACAAATGGCAAAGGTGAGGTCAGCGAGCGCCGAATCATCTGCATCGCGCTGGAGGGCGTGGGAGAGGTCGAGCGTTTCCGTGGGCGATGCGTCGAAACCGATGCCTTCAAATGCTTCCGGGTGGATCGGGTGTCCGAGATGATGGATTTGAGCACCGGCGAGTTTCTCGATCCAGCGTCACATTTCGAGGAACTACGGCGTACCGGGGCGCTCGCCATGCGAGATAAGGCGCTCGAGGACATTGCCCGCGTTCTCGTGTTTCTCGCGCGATGCGACGGAGAGCACCATCCCCTTGAAGCGGCCGCCTTGGAGGATGCCTTCGGTCGCTACGCGTTTCGGTTCGGGGGCTACGACCATGAAATTGAACAGGCGCTGCGACGCTGCCAAGGCCTCGCTCCTGATGATGAAGACGTCATTGGCGCCGTCGATCGGTTCGGCCAGCTCGGTAATGGCGCGGCGATTGCTCGGTTCGTGCTTGATCAAGCCGGAAAAGTCATCGACGCGGATGGGCGGCACGCCGAAGAGGAAATTCGCTGGGCAATCGAGATCGGAGATGCGCTTAAAGCTGTCGCGACGATACGCTAGGCGTCAGTTCATCAGCTCAAAAACCCAGCAATTCATCGTCTTGCCTTTGATCGAGTTGAGCGGATTGTTCGCGACGTAGCGCGGGCTTTGCGCCAGGCGCAGCGCCACCATCATCTCGCGATCGATGCGCAGGTCGACCTTGCCGCTGATGTGCTGCGACCCTGTCGGCACGCTCATTTGCGAACGGGTCGCGAAAGCAGTATAATCTGAGCGGGCGGGGAATCGACGGAGATCGACAATGCCACAGCAAGATCCGGAATATTACCAGGTGCGCGCGCAGACCGAACGTGAGATGGCTGAGCGCGCAACGTGTGACACGGCGCGGGCTGCGCATATCGCGCTCGCCGAAAAATATGAGCGCGCAGCGCAGGGTAAACGGATCGAACTGAGTATTGTCGAGCGCGGGTGAGTTCGATGAGCGTACCGGGGGGCGCTCGCGAATTCACCCACTGCATGCCAATTGATGATTGAAATATGGCCTCGCGGCATACAGCGATAAGCGACCGTTGCACTGTTCGTTTCGAATTCACAACCGCGCCGCCTGCCGGGGGGAAGTCGGATGATCATCGGGGCCGAATATTTTCAGAGGCGCGCGCTCCAGGAGCGAGAGATGGCTGAAAAGGCATCTAGTCCAAAGGCGCGCGATCTTCACCTTGAACTGGCAGCGCGGTATGAGATTGCTGCAGCAGGCAGGCCAATTGAGATAGGCGCAGCCACGTCCGTTCGATCGGGTCTGCGTTAAGCCGTCCGCTCCAGTTTCAACGACGTCGAGAATCCTCGATCGCCTAGGCTGTGTGCGACCTCACTGGTCAGCCACCCCGTGCCGTCGATCTCGGCCTTGAAGCCCTGGACGGTGACCTTTTGCTCCGGGGCCAGATCCGCGCGGCCGAGCGCAAGTGTGTAGTCGAAGGTCGCCGGCGCGCGCCTGGCGCGCTTTTGCGAGGCCTCTGCGGCGGCGCGGGCGTCGGCTTCGCTGGCATAGGTGCGGGACAGCTTGCGCGCGCCCTTCTCTTCGCCGACCGTCACGTCCTGTTTCTTCCCCGCCTTGCGATCGTGCCAGGACGCGGTGACGCCAGTTGCGTCCTCGCGCTTGGCGATACGGTAGCTGTGCCGGTCACCGTCGCGGCGGCGCAAGGTTGCCTCTGGCAGTGCTTTGCCGGTCGGGGTTTCGCCCGAGCCGACCGGCGCGAAAATCAGCGACCCCGCTTTGATCGTCGCGACCGCATCATGTTCGCGCCCCAGACGGCGCAGGAATGCCATATCGCTTTCGCGGCTCTGTACCACGGTCTTGAGCTGGATCGACGCCAGAGCGGGCGCGCAGCGCGTCTGCAGGGCATTGCGGGCCGCGATTTCGGCCACGATCGCACCGAGCGTGGTGTCGTGCCAGCTCTGCTCGCGGCGCTTCTTGAGGTCGCTGGTGAAGTCGGCCGAGCGGGCGGTGATGCGCACCTGATCGGGCGGGCCGCGATGCTCGACCTCATCGACCTTGAAGCTGCCCTTGTCGATCAGGCCGGGCACGACGTCGCGGCCGCGCAGCCAACCGAGCTGCAGGCGCAGCACCGCGCCGGGTTTGGGCAGTTCGAGCAAGCCGTCGCTGTCGTCGAGAGTCAGTTCGAGCTGGTCTGCCTCATCCCCGCGTTTCTCGGTGAGGGTGAGCGCGATCAGGCGTGGGCGGACCTTGGCGGTGATGTCGAGCAGCTCGGCCGCCGGGTCGAAAATCGCGACGCGCAGATCCTGCCCGGCCATGGTGAGGCGGAAGTCGGGAACGTTGCTCACCGATCAGCCCTCATCGACGCGGAGCAGGTCGATCGCGAAGTCGATCCGGCGCGGCGTGCCGTCGTCGAGCAGGTATTTCTGGCGCTCATCAATCGCGGTGATGACGAATTCGCCGAACACGCGCCCCGCGCCATCGACCAGCGGCCATGCATCGCCCGTGCTGGCCATGCCGCGCAGATCGTCGAGTGACAGCGCGCCCTGCGACAATTCGGAAAAGGCGGCCCCGGATACCGAGATTGAGTCCTCGCCGGGGCCGACGAACTGAAGCGCGTCGCGGGTGCCGATGCGGGCCGAACGCGCGTGCCGCCAGTCGCAGCGGCGCTGAAGCTCATCATGGGCGAGGGTTGGGACGTGAAAGGCAAACATGCCGAGCGACATCAGGATCACGATCAATCCTCCCAATCAGGCGCGTCGGCGAACGACCCGCCGCCGCCGGGCTTGCGGCGATGATCTTCGAGCTGGCGGCGGACTTCCTCGGCGATCTCTTTCGCGGACTGGCCCGGCGCGGGATAAATGTTGATCGTGACGGGCGCGGCAGTGGCGCGCGCGCCCGCACCGCCGGCGCCCGCCGCTCCTGAGGTGGAAGACGCAGCCCGCGCGCCGGATCCCACCGGGTCGCCGGGGGCCGGGGTGGCGGCGATGGCGGGCGCGGCGATGCCGACCGCCATTGCCGCGCCGATATCTTTCGACAGGCGATCGAGGCGGCGGATTGGCAGCTGCGATTCGGAGGCGATGCCGCGATCGAGCCCCTCCATCATGTAGCCGCCGAACCCCATGAAGACGCGGGACGGGGACTGGATGCCGAGTTTATGCTTGAACCATTTTGCGGCGGACGATGCCGCGTTGACGATCGTCGATTTGAGCGCGCCGAGCATGTTCGTGACGCCGCGGATCAACCCTTGGATAAGGTTGCGGCCCGCCTCCATCATCTGCCCTGGCAAAGGGCCGCGCAGGAACGCCAGCACGGCGGAGAAGGCGCGGATGAACATACCGACCGGCGTGAAGTTCATGATGAAGCGGCCGATCGCGGTGAGGCCGGTGCTCACCGTGGTCTTGATGCCTGCCCACAGGTCAGAGAAGAAACCGGTGATCGCTCCCCATTTCGAATAGATCAGATACGCGCCGCCCGCGATCAGCGCGATGGCCGCGACCACCGCCAGCACCACCCCGATCAGGGGCAGCATGCCGATATTCAGGAACGCGGCGGCGGCACCCAGCGCGTAGAATGGCGCGACCAGGCCAGCGACAATGATGGCGCCGCCGCCCAGGACGATGAACAGCCCGGCGAGGATGGCGGCAGTGAGCGCCAGCCCCTTGGCAAATCCCGGGTTGGCGCGCGCCCAGCTGGCAAAGGCCTTGGCATAGCCGCCGACCTTTTTCGCCAGCTGGGTCGCGGCGGGGAGCAGCAGGCCGCCCATCGTGATCGACAGGTTCTGCATCTCGACATTGAACTGCCGCGATTCCTCGGCTGCGTCTTTCATGCGCTCGGCGAAGTCAGCGTCGGTGGTACCGCCGGCAGCGCCAGCCTCGGCGCGGATGCGGCGATATTGCTCAAGGTTCTCGATCAGGGGGCGGAGTGCGCCCTGGACCTGGGCATCCTCGAAGAGATAGCCGAGCTTCGACATGTCGCCGCCCAGGGTCTTACGGGTCAGCTCGGCAATCGCCTCGAGCGGTGTCTTCCCCTCAGCATAAGCCTTCTGGAGCGCAGCGGGGAGGTCGACGCCGAAGTTCTTCTTGAACGCGCGCACGGTGGCGGGCGAGTTAATCTTCTGGAGCAGGTTGGCGACGTTGGTCGCCGCGGCGTCCGACGATCCTGCGCCCTTACGCGCGATCTGCAGCGCTGCGGACAGATCCGCGACGGCGGCGGTGCCGTGCTGGCCCAGCGCCTGGCTGGCGGCGGTGAGCGCAGGGAAATGGCTCGCCATGTCCTTGATCTCGAACGCGCCGCGCTTTCCTGCGGCCGCCATGATGTCGATCACCTTGCTCGTCTGGGCAACCGGCACCTTGAGATTATCGTTGGCGGCGAAGGCGGCGGCGGACAGGTCGCCGATTTCCGCTTTGTACGCGGTGGCCGCGCGGCCGATCGGCTGCATCATCGCCAGCGCCTGTCGCGGATCGAGGCCGAAGCCCGACAGGGTGTCGATGCCGGCGCGGATCGCCTCGGGCAGCTGGTTCGCCTTCGATGCGATATCGAGCACCGTGTCGCCCATCTGGCGCGCGGCCTCGCGCGACAGGTCCGCTTTCTGAGCGATGTCGGTCATCGCCGATTCGTGTTCCATCGCGTTGCCGGTCGCGCCGGTGATCGGCTGCAGCATGGTCTGCCCGGTCTGCATCGCGGAGAAGCCGCCGGCGGCAAGGCCGGTGGCCATGTTCATGCCCTTGCCGAACTTCTCCTGCGCTGCGCCAAGCCGCTGCGCGCGATCGGCGGTAGCGCGCAGGCGGCGTTCCTGCTCGGCCAGTTCCTCGTTGGTGCGGGCGATGTCGCCGCGCAGGCGGCGTTCATGGCTGGAAAGGTTGCCCGTCGCGACGCCCGCGGCGCCGAGCCGATCGCGCAGCTGCTGCAGCCGGGCGGATTGCTGCGTGTGTTCGTTCTTGAGCGCGGCCGCGTCCCGCTTCGCGCGGGCGAATTCGGCGGCGAGCTTCTTGGTCGGCGCGTCGGCGGCTGACATCTGGCGCGCCAGCGCCGCGACCCGCGCCTGCGCCTCGCCCATCTGTGCCTCGGTCGAGCGCAGCCCGGCCTTCAGCTCGCGAAAGCCATTGATGTCGGCCTGCGCGCGATCGAGATCCCGGAGGCGGTCGCGGGTCACCTTCAGCTCGCGCGCGGCCTTGGCCGAACCGCCGGCGATATCGCGCAAGGGGCGGATGACGCGGTCACCGGCCTCAAGCAACATGCGGATGCGTAGATTGCGGTCCATCGGGCGGCTTCAGCTCTTGTCGGTGCGGGTGCGGCGCTCGGCCTGGGCGCGCCAGGCCATGAGTTCGACGAGGTCCATCCCCTCCATCGCGGATGGCGGCCAGTGAAACACCACCGCCAGATCCGCCATGACGTCCTCTACGCGGTTGGGGAGGCTGCCTGCTTTGCGGCCGTCGGCAGCAAAAAATCCATCACCTCGCCGCCGAATTGCATCAGGTCCGCAGGTTCCCAGATCGCGTTCTTGTGGATGACCGGCGTGGTGATGCGCGGTGCCAGCTCGTGCAGCGCGTTCACGTCGAGCTGCGACAGCGCCATGAGGGTGAGGCCGCGCATTTCCGGCGAGCCGGGCTTGCGCACGGTGATCTCGGTACCGGCGGGGACCAGCACCTGGTCTACCACCTTGATATCGCCATCGAGGGTGAAGCGGCGGAAGTGCGGCGCGTTGTCCGCAACGGGCGGGGTCTGTTCGTTCATGCTGGTCGACTCCGATTAGAACTGGCCGATGGCGGCGCGATGCTCCGCCATGCGATCGACACCGCCGACGATCTCGACGCCCGCGAGGATGTCGATTTCGACCTCGGTGCGGCCGTTCCAGATTTCCTTGTAATAGGCGCAGGCCGTCTTGACCTTGAACTCGCCCATCTCGCCGATCTGCTGGTCGCCGCGATCGATTTCCTCGTGACGGCCGCGCACCACCACCTCGACCGCGGTAATCTCGCCGGTGTCGTCATTCTGGTACGAGCCGACCCAGCGGATCTGCGCGCCGGTGAGCGAGGGCAGGCCATACTGGCGGATGACTTCCCGGATCGGACCGCCATAGCTGTGCTCGATATCGAGATCGTCGCCACCGCCCAGGTCGATCTTGACGGAGCGGTTCATGCCGCCGCCGCGCCAGCCCTCGAACTTGCGGTCGAGGTTGGGCAGCTTCATGGTCTTGGTTTCGCCGACGTAGCCAATGCCGTCGATGATGGTGGTCATGGTCTTGAGGACGCGGGGCAGGCCCATGGCGGTTCTCCGGTAGGTGTCGGGGTTCAGGCGGCGAGAGCGACCAGCTCGGCGAAGTCGGCGAGATATTCGTCGGTAATCTCCTGGCGGAGCAGGAGGTTCTCGAGCGGCGGGACCGGCGTATATTTGTACCGGATCAGCAGCTTGCCGGCCTTGAGGTTCTCGATCGGGTTGGCGTCCGCGTCGAACCACGCCTCAGCGCCCAGGATGCGCTGTGCTGCCCCGGGGCGCGAAAGGCGCCGGAACGTCTCGTTGATCTGTTCGACGATGTCGCTGGCGAGACCGGGAGTCAGCGGCTTGTCGATTGCCCAGATCATGCCGAGCGCGATCGTGTCCGCGAGAACCTGTGCGGTGCGGGTCGCGCTTTCGAACACGAAGCCCTTGCCGGCGTCGCTCGCCGGATCCGCGCAGGTGCGGTTGCCCCAGAAGCGGAGCGATCCGTTGATGGCGACGATGGTGGTGATCCCCGCCTCGTTGAGCTGGTTCGCCTCGGTATCGACCGACTGAAAGTCGAAGCCGACATCCTCGGTCATTCCGACGACGCCTTCGACCGGGACGTTGGACAGGGTCTTGTTCCAGCCCTGCTCCTGATCGATGCGGGCGCGCATGCCCATCGCGTGCGCGGGCGAGGGGCTGGCGACGATGTCGGTGCCCGACTCAACGAGGAAGTCCGGGTAGAGGAGCATCAGCTCGCGCTGGGCGAAGCTGTTGCGATAGGCGATGCGTTCGGCGGTGTCTGCGCCGTGGCAGCGGGCATAGGCGAAGGCGCGCAGATCCTTGGCCACCGCCGCCAGTTCATCGGCCACATCCTTGGTATCGAGGCCCGGTGCGCCGAGGATGCGGGGCTTGAGCCCGAGCTGGGCCTCGGCGCCGCGCAGCATCTGGATCCCGGCGATGACATTGGCATCGGTTGCGGCCTCATCAACGCCGGGCGCGACGCGGATCACGACGATCGGCGTGCGGACATGGGTGGCAATGGCCTGCAGCGCGGCCTTGAGCGTGCCGGTCGCGCCGGCTTTGCCGATCGCATCGATGATGCCGGCGGGGGCGATCTTCACGCGAGTGTCGAGCGGGAAGGCAGCGGCGTCGGCTGCCGGGCCAGTAGCGACCAGGCCGATGACGCCAGTGGCGACGATCGCCAGCGAGCGCGCGGCGCTGGCGACCTCGGTGACGCTGATTCCGTGCTTAAACGTCATGGGTACCTCTCAGTTGGCAAGGGCGCTCTGGGCGCGGACGGGAAGGGTGAAGGTGACGGGGCCGCGGCGGCCGCTCGCATCGGCGGCGATTCCAGCGATATCGAGGACGAATGCCCCTGGCTGATCGCCCGCAGACAGGCCGACCCGGGTCAGTCGAAGGCGACGCTCCCAACGCGACAGGGCGAGCGCGGTCGCGGCATAGATCCGGGTGCGGGTGAGCTGGTTCATCGGTTGATCCAGCAACTCGACAACGGTGGAGCCGTAGTCACGCAGACAGATGCGTGAACCGAGCGGCGTGCCGATGATGTCGGCGCAGGACTGGCGCAGGTGATCGAGGCCGGTGAGGGCTTTGCCGGTATGGCGATTCATGCCGGTCATACAGCCGCTCCGGTCTGCGCTGCGCCTGACTGGACGCCCGGGTGCTTGTGCGTCTTGAGGCTGATCGACCCAGCCTTGACGTCGGCATCGCTCGCGATCTCGCCATCGGCGTGGATCTTCGCGTCGAACTGGGCGTCGCCGGTGACCTTCAGCTTTCCGTCGATTTCGACGTCGCAGATCAGCTTGGCGGTGCCGCCATCGGGGAGCATCGCTTCCAGATGCTGAGCTTCGGGATCGTAGGAAATGCGCGCGCCATCGGCGAAGACCATGACGACGGTACGACTGCTCCCCGGGGTCGGATTGGCATCGCTGGGCAGGCCGCGCATCACCAGACCCGCGCGGGTGTCACCCTCAGGCGAAAGCACGAGAACCTGTTCGCCTTCGCTGGGTGGCATCCAGATATGCGTTTCCCCCGCCGATCCTGCGAGCCAAGGCAAATCCCCGGTCTCGATGTCGCCGATCTGCACGCGACAGGTCGCCGCGCCGAGATCGACCGACTTCACGGTGCCGAGACGGAGCAGGTCGCCGATCAGGCGTTGAGGGTCGGCGGGGTCGCTCATGCCGCCGTTATGGCCACACCCCCCTGACCACGCGCGGGCGGGCTCTTGTTGAAAGACTTACTACAAGGGGAGGAGGTGGCAATGATCGGCGAAATCTAGCGGCGCTCTCGGCCGCCATATAATGCCGAAAAGCTGTCTGCTCTCGGGATCGTGGACTCTGAGCCGAATATCGGGAACAAGATCAGCCGGGGGTAAATTTACAGCGGTGGTCTTGATCCAATGCCTAGAGGCTATCGGTGCATCGTGATTGCGGCTCTCGGATGCCTAGTCCTAGCTTCCGCCCCCGCCCCAAATCACAGCGCTCAAGCCAATCAATCCAACGCCACCGAGGACGTAAATCGCTCCCTCGCGACGATTGCGGATGCGCAAACCAAGCAAGCCGAAACTGGCGAATATCAGACCCCATGCCCCGACGGTGAGTACAACAACAAGTCCGATCTTTGCGCCCAGTGGTATGCCGCACGCGCCGCTAGAGACGCGGCAGATTGGGCGTACTGGGCCGTGTTCTGGACGGCGATATCCCTTGCCGTCAGTGCTGTCGGATTGCTCGCTTTGATCATCACGATCCGGCAAGGTAGGGAGGCTAACGAGATCGCCCGACAAACTGCTAGACTTCAACTTAGAGCGTATGTCGGAATTAAGATCAGCCTTGTGGATGTAGAAACCGAGAAGCGGTCTCGCGCCGTCGTTTCTCATGACATCGAATTTCAGATTGAGAATTTCGGCTCGACCCCAGCGACGATCCACAGAATCGATTTTAATATGAGCAAAACGGCCAGAAAGCCCAGAGAACTTGACGTTTCTGCGCCGCAATTCGCGCCGCGTGAGATAGTCATTCGCCCCCGGGTGCTGGCTCCAGGAGACCACTTCGTTCATCGGATGCGCGTCGGTTTGCTCCGAGCCGATCTGACAGAAATCAGCGCACTCACGCGCGAGATATCGGTCGGCATGCGCCTTTGTTACGTCGATATTTACGGCGAGGCCCACGAAATCGTCATTCGCTACGCTAGCAGCGGCCGGTCTTACGATAGACGCGAGTTCACGAGATGCTACGAGGAGGCATATTCCTACCCCGAAATGCCGGCAGAGTGGCTTGAGCCGTGAACTAAACATGACGGCGAACGCCATCACGGGTGATGACACTCGTAATCGCCTTGGTGCATTTGCTACATAATCCCGCTCATTTGAATGCGACGCGTGCTGGGACGTACGGGTCGCCGGGTAGGTCAGGGCATCCCGGCGACATCGTACGCGCCAGGATCGTTGAAATAGCGCCCCCCAGCGGCATGCGCCTTGGTCCACTCCGCCAGCTCGCGCTCGAGCATCTGCTGAGGTGACAGCGCCTTTGCCGGGTCGGCGTTGGTCAGCAGCGTCCCGAAGTGAAGCCGTTCGAACACGAAGCTCTGCGACTTGTTGTCGTGGATCGCATTGCCCGAGACGTTGCCGGCCGACACGAACAGCTGTCCCACCGCCTGCAGGGCCTGGGCGACGAAGCGGGCGGTGACGAAGTGCAGCGCCGGCTCGCCGACCGGCTGCACTCCCGGGGTGTCATAGCGGAACAGCCCCTCATCATTGCCGGTGTTGTTGTAGCCGGTGCTGCCTGCGGGCGACATGCCCATGATCTTGCGATAGGTCGACCCGGCAACGTTTAGGCCGCGATACATGAAGGGCTGGGCGGCATCGTCGCTGCCGGTGTCGACGCCGGCGCGCAGGGTGCGCGTCCAGAGCGCGGCAAAGAAGATGTCCTTTGTCGGGACCGCCGCATAGGTTTCGACCCGGCTGTTGGCATAGGCGACGATGTTGGCGGGCGCATTGATCTTGGCCCAGACGTTGGTGTTGGCGTTCACCCGGCTGACCGTGAACTGAAGGGCGCCGGCGGCGGTGCGATCGGTGCGCGATCGCGTAGCCTGCCCCCAGGCGGTGCCCTGGGTCAGCGTGGCGCGCAGCGCCGCCGCGTCATTCGCGGTCAGGCCGAGCAGGCGCGCCGCCGGGCGGAAGGCGTGATTGCGGAAGGCGTAGCCCGCGGTGGGGACTGCGCCGGGGGCAAGATCGGACAGGCTGTGTCCGGGTTCGATCAGCAGCAGCGACCCGTCATGAATCGCGGGATCGTCATGGTAAGCGGGAAAGCTGGTGCCGAGCGGCGCGCCGCCGATGTCGATGCCAAGGGTCACAGGAGCATTCCTTTCGGGATCATCTGGGTGTCGCGCAGGCGCAGGGCCAGCGCGCGGTTGGTGGGCGCGTTGAAGTGGATTTCACCGTCATAGGTGAGGGAAGGCGGGGTCACCTGGTCCGCAATCGCCGCATCGTCCGCGGCGGTGCGAACGATGCCCGTCATCGCGAAGGCGCCGGTCGGACCGAGATCCCACAGCCAGGCATTCAGGTCGAAGGTGCTGTCGGGATGATTGGCCAGTTTCCAGTCATTGTGCGCTTTCATCGCATTGCGCGCGGTTTGGTCCGGTGCGCTCAGCCCCTCATAGGAAGCGCCGGCGGTGGGCCAGTAGGGATCGGTGATCAGGATGAACTGGCGACTGCGCGTCTTGATCGAGCCGATCAGCGCGGTTTCGAACACGCCGACCGCCGCGCCCAAAGGGCGATTGCGCAGGTTCCAGATGACGAAGATGCGATCGTCGAGGTCGCCCATATCGACGATGAAGGGCGTGTCGTTCGGCACCGCCAGCGGCACCGTTCCGCCGACCTGGGCGATCGAATAGACGTTCGCCGCAAAGGTCAGGACGCAGGGTTGCCCCAGCACCGTGCCGCGCAGGGGCATCAGATAGGGATTGAGGCCCGGCGCCAGCGGCCCGGCGAGGTTGGCGGGCAGCGGGCTGGCGAGATCCGCGTCGGGCGTGATCCGGGTCAGGGTGACGGGCGCGGCCGCAGGGATCGACCCGCCGGTGACGCGGATCAGCACCGGCTCCGCGCCGTTGAGCGCCGCGATCCCGACGGCGGTCGCGCCGAAATTGCCGCGATTGACGATGTCCCACCCGGTGCCGAGCAGGGCCTGCATTTCGGCGGGCAAGCTGCCGATCACGCCGGCGCGCGGATTGACCGGGTTCGGCTGAATTCCGATCGGCCCCTGGTTGAGGCTGTGCCCAATGAAGACCATGCGCTTGCCTGGCGTCGCCGCCTTGGGCGTTCCGCCATCTGCGACCCACATGCGTCCGCTGTGCGGCGCGCGCTTCGTCGTATCGACGAAGAACACGTCATCCCCCGCCATGCGGGGCGACGCGGCATTGCCGACCGTGGCGGGGCTGGTGATCATCGTCGCGACGCCGGTGGCGCGATCGATGCGCTTCAGCTGCTGCGATCCGTTCGACGCGATCACCACCTCGACATCGACCGTCGCGCCGACCGCGAGCGGATCGACGGCGAGTGCGCGGGCGGTGTCGCCCTTGAACGGGCCGTGCCAGTGATGGCCGTCAAAGTGCAGCGCGAGCCGGCTCCCCAGGCCGTCGGCATCCGGCACGGTCAGGCCGAAGCGGTATCCGCTTTCGCGCGTGAACAGGTCGGAAAAGACGCGCCGGCGCAGGTCGGCATTGAGGTCGGTAAGGCGCACCGATCCGGCGGGCAGCTCGACCCCGCCATAGAAGCGATGGATCCCGTCAAGGCCAAGCCCATAGACGATCCGGCGGCCCAGATTGTCGGGATCGGCGACCGTGAAGACGAAGCGGTAACCGCTCTCGGGGGCGATCCGGTAGGAGAAGGTGACCGACGCGGCGGCCATTTCCGCCCGATCGGCCTGCTCCGCCGCGGCCGCAGGCGCTCCCAGAATTTCGGGCAGGTCACCCGCGATCGCCGCGATCGCCGGGGACTGAGCGGCGAGCGTGGTGATGTCGTCGATCGCGCCGGCGACCGCGACCACATTCTCATCCTGTGCCCAGCCCTTTGCCGAGCGGGTTCCGGCCCCGCCGGGCTCGACACCCTCGGCCCATTTCTGGGCGGTGAGGGCGGACGCGTTGCCCAGGTCATCGATGCGCGCGCGCTTGGCGACGCCGTCCTTCAGGATGACGACGGTTTCATCGCCCGCGGGCGCGGCGACAAACGGGAGGGTCGAAATCTTTGACATCAGCGGGGGTCCGGCCAGTTGGGGTGCGTCGAGGGATCGAAGTCGGTCAGATTGGCTGCCGGCATGCGGGCGATCTGGGCCTCGATCGCGTTGGAGGCGGCGCGGATCGCATCGATGCGGATGCGGCGGTCGAGTGCGCCTTCGAGGTCGGTCCCGGCCCCGGCGAATGCCTCGATCGCGATTGAGGCGGCGTCGTTCGCCTGTCGCTCAAGGCTGGCGACCGCCAGAATGCGGCGGCGCGCCTCGGCCTTTACTGCGGCGATTGCGCGCAGGCGCAGTTCATCGACGGTGAAGCGGCGCGCCTTGACGATCGGCCGCCCTGTGCGATCGCTGGCGATCAGCTTGCCGGCGGAGCGCGCGGCGAGCAGCTCGCCATAGCGCTCACGCGAGATCGCGACGGCGTCGGTCGGTACGTCGCGGTGAATGGCGGGGTCGTAGAAGCCGCCGGTCGAAGGGCTGTAGAACATCGTGCCTTCCCCTCAATAGCCGAGCATGAAGACGTCGAAGCCATCGACGCGCGAGTTGTTGCCGTCCTCGCGCTGCAGCTGGACATAGGTGCCGAGGTTGTTGGGTGCGGTCAGCTGGGTCCACAGGTCGCGGAAGATGTTCGGGGACGCGAGCCAGCCGGTCACCCCGCCGAACAGCAGGCCGTTGGGAAAGACGATCGGCCAGTTGATCCAGAGGGCGCCTTCAACCGTGATCACGCCGCGATAGGCGACCCATTGCAGGATCGGCATCCGCCCCTCCTCATCCGGAAAGGGCAGGGTCAGGTAGCCGTTCGGGGTCAGGCTCTTGGGCAGGTTGGCGAGCGTCGATGGCGCGATCGCGCGATTGCCAGCGCGGGCGGCCAGCTCCGCGACGGTGGCCGCGATCACGGACAGGACCGGGTTGGCCGAAAGCGCGCCGCCGCCGGTGACCAGGCCGCCGCCGGTGACGGTCGCGCCTCCGGACGCCTTGCCAGCGATCGCCGCGAGCACGGCTTCAAGGCTGGCGGGGGTGAGCGCCTTGGTGTTGAGCGCGGCGGCCAGCGCTTCCGCCGGGCTGGCGATGGGCAGGTTGAACGCGCGATCGGCGGCCAGCGACCCGCCCTGGCCAGCGAGCAGGCCAGCCCCGGTGATCGCGCGCGCAGCCGGAGCCGCGCCGACGTCCGCGGCGGTGAGCACCACGGTTCCCACCTTTCCGTTGACGCTCGACACCGGTGCGGGGGTCGAAATCTCGAGCCAGTTGGCGAGGACCGTGGCCGGTGCCGCCTGAAGGACGTAGACAAGCCCGCTGTCCGCGCGAACCGCGAAGTCACCGACGGTCGCGGCGAGCGCCAGCATCGCCGCCTCATTGGCGGCGGGGAACACGTCGATCAGGTCGATCGGCGGACGCTGAGACAGGAGCAGCTTGCCATCCGGGCCGAGCGTGGCAACGCCGCCCGCGACGCCCAGCTGATCCGCCGCGACATAGTTTGCCAGGACGGCCGCCATCGTCGCCGGGGTGATGATCTTGTCGGCCACGGCGCCAGCCAGCGCCTCGGCGATCGTCGCGAGATAGGCGACGCCCTTTTCCGCCTCGGTCGCCGGCGGGTTGAGGAAATTGGTGTCGCCGAACGCGATCAGGTCCGCTTCGCCCGACAGGAATTTCAGGTCGATCGCGGTGAGGAAGTGCGAGGCCGCGAATTTGCCCAGGAACGGTGTGGCCTGACCGTAGACAGCGAACAGCGTCCCGTCGGCGAGATAGAGGCCCAGCCCGCGCGCTTCATAGGCGTCGTCGCTCGAATCGCGGATGACCAGGTGCAGCGTATCGGGATCCGCAGCCGTGCCGGAGATCGCGGCGACCCGCTTGAACTCACCGGGCAGGGCTGTGAGCGTCGGCGCGGCGACGAAGGTCGCATCGGTCAGCCCGGCTTCAGCGATCACCACCGCCGCAGTGCCGCCGCCCTCGGCATCGACCAGGGCAGCGCGGCCCGCGTCGGTGATCACGATTTCAAGCGGTGTCGTCATGCGGCGCTCCCGTCGATGAATTGGCCGTTGTCATCCTCAAGCGGCTCGCCATTTTCGTCCTGGATCAGGTCGGCCCAGGGGATGCCGGCCGCGTCCGTCGCGGCGAGATCGAGCCGGCGGTAACCGACGGGAACAGCCCCGGCGATCGGCGCCGGAAGGCCGAGAAGTTCGAGCCGTTGAACCAGCGCGAAATGGGAGCGGACCGGTTTGGCCCGGGTGACATCGGTGATGATCTGGCGCGCAAAATCCGCCGACACCCGATCGCCGCCGGCGACGCCTTCGGCATCGATCAGCGGCAGATGCACCTCGAAGGTATGGGGGGCGAGGCGCGGCGTTGCCTCAAACCATTCGACCAGGCGCAGGAGATCGTCGAGCGACTGCATCGCCTGCTCGACGGCAAGCCGGGTGCCCTTGATCCGTTGCGCGGCGATGGCCCCGGCGACGGTCGCGCGCTTTTCATCGTCGCTCCAATCCGCGTCCCAGCGATCGACGGACAGCGTCCAGGCCAGCCACGGCAGGATCTCGATCGGACAGGCGGCGGGATCCCAGAGCGTCGAGACATCGACCGGAACATTATCGATGCGGCTGCCGGCTTCCGACAGCGCGCGCTCGAGCTCCGAACTGGCGGGTGGGAGGAGATCAGCCATCGGCAAGCGTCACGTCGGTCCCGGTGCAATGGGCGATCTGCGTCCCATCGGGGATGATGTCGGTGGCGGGTTCGGCGAGGGCGACGTTGAGGACGCCCTCGACATGAAGCGCGGCGATGATTCCGGAACGGGTGACCGGGCGACCAATCTTGCGCGCGTCGGCGATGAAGCTGGCGAGGCGAGCTTCAGCGGCGGCGAGGACGACGATCGCATCAGGCCCCTGGAACAGCGTGAGTTCCGCGAACACCGTGAAGGGGATCAGCTCGACGGATGCGACCGTGACCAGGTCGGTCAGCGGGCGGACCTCCCGCGCGTTGACCACCGCCTCGACCGCCGCGATCTGGCTGGGTGAAGCCGTGCCGTCACCGAGCCGCGACAGGATCGTTACCAGCACCTCCCCGGGTTCCGGGCTGGTCGCTTGCGCATCGGCGATCGTCGCGTCGGCCGACAAGGCATGAAAGCGATAGGCAGTGGCGGGGCCGGCGACGCTGAAGCTCTCCGGAGCGAGCTGGATCCGGCGGCGCAGGTCCGCGTCGCTCTCGTAGGTGGCTGGCGTGGCGCCATCTGCCTCCGCGAGGAGCAGGCGCCCGACGTTTACAAGCGCGCCCAGATTGTCGAGATCCGCGCCGGTCGCGTAAGCGAGCATCGTCTGCAGGGCGCGTTCATTGAAGGCCTGACGAAGCAACAGCTCTCGATAGGCGAACACCTCGAGCAGCTTGACCGCGGGATCCGAGGCGACCGTCGCGTCGAACTCCGGGAGACGCGCCTGAAGGTCCGCGACCAGCTCTGCGCGAATTCCGGCGAAGGAAAGGGGCGCGAGGAAGCTGGGCGGCGGGAGGCGCGAGAGATCGATCGCGGTCGAGGATGAGATGAGATCGAACACGGCGCCATGTCGGCGGGATAAGCGGCGTCGCGCGACCCCGCGCTCTTGTTGAAAGCGTTACTACAAGAGGGAGCGGGTCAGTCGGGTGCGAGGTGCGTGAGCACCATATCTACCATCGTTGCGCGCTCGGGCGGGGTCAGACCGAGCAATTCTCGACGGGGGTAGCGTACTGACCGAGCCTTTGGCGAGGGGCGGTCCTGACGGCCCTCCTGATGAATCCATGCGATCTCCGCCACATGGCCGCTGAAACCGATCCACGCTTCGCTGTCGGTCGCACCGGCGCGCAGGAACTTCCCGCTCTTGAGCTTGCGGAACATCGCCCGCTGGCGGATCGCGCCGCGACGGCGGTAGCGGCCCTTGCCACCGGCGACGTCGGTGGTCGGCAGCCATTTGGCGACCTTGTCCCAGAAGAAGCTGCGGATCCCGCCCGCCTCTTGGTCGAAGCCGGTCAGCAATGGTCCCTGTCGCGTCCAGCTCGCCATGGTTACGAGGCGGGGCTCCGCCGCCCCCTTGGGGTAGAGGAACCGAAGGGGATAGGAACCCGGCTCAGCCGCTTCGCGCGGTTTGCGCGGGGCATAGGCCGAACCATCCGGCCCGCGCTGGCGCGCGATGCGTGCGCGTTGCGAGGCGGCGACCTGCCGGGCGACGGTGCCGAGGATCCGGCGGCGCTCCCCGGCGGACAGGTTGCGCAGCATGGCGCCGCACAAGTCCTCGATCCGTTCGAGGCCTTGGTCACTCATGGGCAGATCGTCGCCTCGCTGGCGGGATGCTGCAGCGTCCCGCCCTCGGCATTCCATGCCGGCGGCGCGTAGCGATCGTCGAGATGGGAGGTGGTATAGGTGCCGCTGGCAGCGTCGCGCGCCACGAGAACGCGTTCCGACAGTTCGATGTAGATCGAGACGTCGGCCGCGCTGGCGTCGAGAATTTCGGATTCGTAGCGGATCGGTTCATGCGGCGCGCGCTCGAGCAGCTCGGGTTCCTCCTGTCCGACCCAGATCAGTATGGGCAGGATCAGCGCGTCGATGTCGCCAGCGTAATCCTGAACGACGATGTTGAGGGTATAGCGGTACTGGAAGGCGAGGTTGCCGGTCGCGCGCGAGATCACCTTGCCCTTGTCGATGAACATCGACAGCAACGCCGGGTCCGCCTTGAGCGCCGGCACCTTGTCGAGCAACAGTTCGCGCAGCGATTTGGGCTTGTGGAGCATCGGTTTACTTCGCCGCTTCCGGCGCCGGGCAGCTGCCCGGTGCGATCCAGTTGATCAATCGTCGAGTGCGATCGAACAGGTCGCGATAGCCGAGCGCCAGCGCCTTAAGCGGTTCGCGTACGGTTTCCGGGATCGTGGCCGTCGCATCGGTCGGGAAGGGCCTGGCCGGTTCGGGGCAAACGAGCAGGTCCGCAGGCGGCGTGTCTTTCACCGGCACCGCTGCGACATGCGCTTGGGGGCGGATGCCGGGCTTAGCGCAGCCCGCCAAGGTCGTTGATGCCAGCAAACCAGTTGCCGTCCACGCGATCATCATCGCCAATTTGCGCATCGGCTTTCTCCATGTTCGTGATGGCTTCGCGCCGCGCGCCCGCGTCGCGCGAGGCGGTCGCGATGTCCGTTTTCGCTTTGGCTTCCCGTTCGATCTGGGCGGCGGCGAGGGTTTCGGCGGTCTTGCCGATCGTCTGAGCCTTGAAAGACGCCAGATCCTGCACCGCCTCGCTGCACAGCTGGCCGCGCGTCTTCTTGATCCGGCGCTTGCCCTTGTCGGTCGCGACCTCGATCGTCGTGGCGTCGGGCGTGGTGCCGGTGAAGGCGCAGACTTGCTTGCCCCATCCGGTCCAGGCATCGCGGTCGGCGCGGACGCGTTGACCATCGACGTAGAACCAGGCGGCGGCGCTGGCGAGGGCGAGCAGCACCCACCAGCTCGACCCCAGAAAGCCGCTGGCGACCTTGGCCGCACCGGTGAGCGCTTTGATCACAGCCCTTCCTCCTGCAGCCATGCGGCCACGTCGAACGATGGGCATTGCTTGAGCCATTCATGCGGCTCGATCTTGCCGTCGCCGTCGCGGTCGGGCGACAGATCGCGATGGCCGCAGATGCGGGCGCGGGGGAAGCGTTCCTTGAGCTCAACGATCAGTTCGCGCAGCGCGGCGCGCTGCTTGGGGCTGCGGGTGTCCTTCGCCTTGCCCTGTGCGTCGACTCCGCCAGCGTAGCAGATGCCAATCGACTTGGCGTTGTGCCCGGCGACGTGCGACCCGATCTGCTCAAGCGGTCGGCCGACCTCACGCGTGCCGTCGATCTGGATGAAATAGTGGTAGCCGATCGCGTGGAAGCCGCGCGCGCGGTGCATCCGGTCGATATCGGCGGCGGTCACCTTCTGCCCCTCGCGCGTCGCGGCGCAGTGAATGACGATGGTGTTGATGGCGCGCATCATTTTCCCTTTCCGATAAGGCGGTCGCGGATGAGGGCGGGCAGTCCGCCGATCACGTCGGACGCGCCGGCAATGAAACGGGGGGTGGCTTCGAAGGCGATCATGCCGATGGTGAAGGCGATGGCCTGCATGACGAACGGGTCGGGTTCATGCCGGAACCAGAGCGGCCATAGCGCGCCGATCGCGCGGGTCACGAACCAGCTGACCACGATTCCAACGGCGAGCTGCACAAAGCGCTCCCGCCATGTCAGCCCTTTGCGCCATGCCATGCCGACCGCAGCGCCAATCGCGCCGGGGAACAGGCCCGACAGGAGGGTCAGGAAGGCGTCGGCCAGCGCGAGCAATTTGTTTTCCATGTCAGCTCCAGAGTTGGACGAGATCGCGGGTCGCGGGGGCCGTCGAGGCGATGGGGGGGATGGTGACGGGCGTTCCGATCGGGAGTTCGGCACCAAGGCCGGCGATTCCCCGGTTTGCAGCCAGGACCGCAGGCAGTGCGGAAGGGCCGAGGCGGCGTTCACGCCAGAGGAGGCCGTCGAGCGTGTCGCCCGCGCGGGCGCGGATCGTGTCGGCCATCAGATCAGCTCCACCACGGTTCGCCCTTCGCCGCGGATGTCGCGGACGGCGTGGATCATGTCGCGGCGTAGCTCGCCCAGCGCTGGGTCCAGTTCATCGACCTGTCGCTGCCCGGCGCCGGTCAGGTCCGTGTCGCGGTAGCGTTCGACCAGCTCGACCTTTGCAGCCGCGCCGATCGCGCCCGAATAGAGCTGAAGCAGCTGGCTTTTGCCGTCGATCTGATCCGCCGGGACCGCCGCCAGATTGGCATGACCGGCGGCGATCTGGGCGGCCTTCCACCCCGCGAGCTGGCGGTTGACCGTGATGATTCCGTCGATGATCGCGCGGCGCAGGCGCGCAGGGGTGACATTTTCCCGCACGCGGCTGTCGGCGCGCACATCTGCAGGGTCGATGTCGGGAAACCACCCATCGTTGGTGACCACGGTCTCCGTCGGGGACGGCGAGGGCGCAACCGGGGTGGCGTCGAAGACGAAATCGCTCATGGCGCCAGCGCCAAGGCGAGGACGCATGCGGTTCCGAAATAGAGGGCGAGGCCGAGCAGAGCGAGCGCGATCGAGGCTGCCCGCTGGCGCCAGGTGAAGGCAAGCAGGGTGAAGACGAGGCCGGCCGCGACCGCCCACATGCTGGCAAGCAGCACGAGCGACGAAACGAGCACGACGAAGGCGAACGGAAAGAAGTGACCGACCAGAATGATCGCGGTCGGCGCGGCGAGGATGAGTGCGCGAGCGATAGTCATGGTCGGTCCTTCGAATGTTTCGGGGGTGGGGATCGGGTCACTGGCGGCCCTCAGGACGAAGCCCCTCCCGCCATGCGCGATCCGCCCCCGACGCCGGGGGGCGAGCCTGTCAGCCGGTCGATGCCGGCGGTTCGATTGCGGTAAGCAGCTTGGTCAGTTTCTTGATCCGGTCGGTGACCCCGACGCGCTGATCGAGGTTGCGGGCGCGACCGAGCGTTTCGAGCGCAAGCTTGGCCAGCGGCTTATTGGTGATCGCGTCACCTGCGTCGCTGAGCGCGCTTCGCATCTGCTCGATGCCGATCGCCTTTTTGAGCTTGGCGCGGATCTGATCGTGCATGTCCGCGTCGGCGGTGAGCATGTCGATGCGCGCGAGGATCTCGAACGGGAAGGATTCACCGGCCTGCTGAACCTTCCACGCTGCGGTCGCGATCTCTTCGACGATCAGCGCCGGGGCGGAGCGTTCATAACGGGCGGGCAGGGGCAGGTTGTGCGCGAGCACATGCTCGACCAGGGCGAGCGCCCCGTCGAAGTCGCCGGTATCGATCCGCCAGATCATGACGGTGGGCAGGACGTCCTCCTCAAGCCCGGCATCGGCGTCGAGCAGCCCCTGCACCCATGCCGCATAGTGCGGGAGCATTTCGCGTTTCGCCTCGATCTTCTTCTCGATCGAGGCGATGTCGCGCAGGCGGCGCAGATCGTGTTGCAGGCGCAGATTGACCTGGGCGGTGGCGCGTTCCTGTGGCGTGCCCGATTCCGCGGCCGCGACCGGCTGCTCGGCCTGTGCCGTGGCGGCGGTGCGCGCGAGGGTGCGATCTTGCGCGGCGCGCGCGGGCGTCATGGTGAACGGCTTCGCGAGCGGCGCGACGGCGGATTGCCCGCCCTCGCTCGTGGATGCGACGCGCTTGGGGTCGGCGGACGTCGCAGTGGCGGCGTGACGTTCCCGATGGAGGCGAGCTGGGCTCATGGTCGATCCTGTTCGAGTGAGGGCGGACGGAGGAAGGGGCCGGGCCGTTACGGCGCGTATGCCCCGAGCTGGATGTTCTCGATCAGGCAGGCCTTGCCGTATTCCTCGACCATGAAAGCGTCGTTGATGCTCTCGTAGTTCTCGATCTGGTCGAGGGCCGGTTCGTCGCGGATCGCGCGGCGGGCGGTGCCGACCTGCCAATAGTAGGACAGGTTCTTGAGGCTGGTGATCAGGATCGCGTTGGGCGGGAAGAACGGCACCTGCATCGTCGGCTTACCGCCAAGCTGGCGGCTCGACAGGATGACGTCGCGCGCGACCTGTTCGGTCGCCTTGTCGCCTGCCTCCGAGACGATCTTGAAATATTTCTCGTGGACCAGGTCCGAGCCGACGATCACCACCAGGTCGGTGGCGGTGCGGAAACGCTCGTGCAGCAGGTTGTGGATCGCGTCGAAGACCAGCGCGTCGAGATTGACATAGTCCGCCTGGCCTTCGTCGGAGACATAGACCTTGAGGGTGTCCTGGCCGCCATGGCTCATCACGCGGGCCGGTGCGTGGGTCCGCATCTTGTAGAGCCAGCCATAGTTGACGTCCTGAAGCAGCGGATAGGTGTCGCGATCGGTCTGGGCCGCGGCATCGACGCCATTGAAGCCAATTGTGATGATGTCGGCCGCTTTCTGGGTGATCACCGCGTCACGGCACAGCTGCTGAAACTCCGGGCGGTGCGCCCAAGCGTCGAGCAGGGCATAGCCCCAGGCATAGTCGTAATCCGTCTTGCGGCAGTGATACTGATCGATCGCATCGCTGCCGGTCGGATCGGTGGGGGTGCGGCGGTTGCCCGCGGCGCGGTTGGTGCGGCTTGCCAGCGAGCGGGCGATGCCGACCCCGACGCGCGCGCCCTGCTGCTCGACAACGGGGACGACATTGATCCGGCTCATGAAGTCGGAGGTGAGGGCAAGCTTTGCCTGCAGCTTCTGTTCGATCACCGGGACGACGGCGAACTGCTTCAGCTCGCCGGGAATGGCAGTGAAGTCATCGGGCAGCTGGTTGAGCTGCGCGAGCTGGCCGACGTAGCGGTTGAAAAGGACTCGGGTGTTCGGCTGCATGGGGGCGACTCCGGGGGGCGAGGGGCGTTCTGGGGTGGCGTGGGGGCTGGATCAGCAGTCGGTGACGAACTGTGCGTTCGGGCTAGCGCCGGTGGCAGGCGCGCGGCTGAAGCGGGTATCGGGGCTCTGTTCGAGCCGCGCCTTGATGTCCGCGAACTCGCTCTCGATCGCGGCGACAGCATCGGACACCGGCTTCACTGCGGCGCTGATCTGCTCACCGACGGCTGCGCCCATTGCCGCGCTGAATGCCTGGGCGTCGAAATTGTCGTTGGCGGGGGGCTTGCGCTCTTGCTGCTTGGCCGGCTCCGGCTCGTTGCGGAACTTGGCGAAAAAGGCGGTGAGGCCGCCGGTGATCGCGTCGGCAATACTGGTCGCGTCGGGGGGCTTGGCGTCGAACTCGATCGCGACGCCCTCGGTCCCGGTCGAGTAGATGGTGCGATGGACGGCGGCCGAGCGCGAGAAGGTCAGCTTCTCGGTCGCGATGCTGGCGGGGTTGTCGGTGAAGGCGAGGCCGACCAGGCCAACCTTGCCGGTGCCGGCATAGTCGGCGGTCAGCTCGACCGAGGGGAAAGGCTTCTGACCGCTCCTGGCCAGATCGACCAGCTGGTCGAGGGCGTCGACCTGGGCATAGAGCGCGCGGCGCTTTTCGCTTTTGCCGGCGATGACGATGTCATCGGTCTGCGCCTTCACCGCGCAGATGTCGCCGTAGCGGTTGAAGGGCGGGTTCGGGCTGAAGCCCGAAAGGTGCTCGATGTTGATGCCGGGAGTGTAGGTCGCGGCGTTGAAGGTCTCGACGGCCTGGTCGATCATCTCCGCCGTAACAGTGCGGCCGTCGCTGATCGTCTGACCCTCGACGAACGCGCGGAAGAACTTGCTCTTGGTGCCCATGGCGGTGCGGTCCCCTGGTCGATGCGATGCTGGCGGCGATGGCCGCAGTGACATCGGCGAAAGGGGACGAAGGGGCGGCGGTTCTCAAGACTGTCTCGCTGTAGACTAGGACTCTACAAACGAGACCGCGCGCTGCAGTCGACCTACCGGCGCTTACCGCGAGCGCCTTTTTCGCGGAGAATAGCGCACAGTACGCGCGAGCCTTTGGTCTTCCTCTGTCAACTCTGGAATTATTGCTTCGAGCTCTCGCCTCTCAATTGAGCGCGCCAGCCTATCCGCCTTCTCGCGCTCTCGCGCGTCGCGAACAGCCCGCCTTTTTTCAGACTCGGCAGCAGCACGCGCCTCGCGGGCGGCTTGACGGGCTGAGATCTCAGCTTCGCCCTTTGGAGCCTTCTCTCGGAGCAAGTTAAGAGCCGCTTGCTTTGCCTTGGCAGCTAGAGCTACGCGCTCTTGGAATGTTGGGGGCTTGAAAGCAGGCATGGATTGGTCCGCTCGAGTAAATCAGTTTGTAACGTAATAAGCCGCGCACTCTATGGCAACTGCCGGCGAGAGGCTTCGCAATGTGAGGGGCGTTAATCGATTTGAACGATCAAAGCTAAGCCCCCGAACCCTCCACAACGCGTCTTACTGAATCAAACGACTTTGACTGATCGTTGACTGCAGACTGAAAATCAAAATAGTTTACATCGAAATTTGACTCGTACCAGATGGCCAGAAGGTAATTCAAGAAAGCTAATGATTTCTTGTACCGGTCCCATATCTCGAAGCTGGATGCGTACTTGAAAATGGTATCTCTTGCTTCCTTGTCGAACACAGGTGTGTCTATGGACATGGCATCCATGAACGAGAATGACCCAATCCAGTGACGAATATGGTAAATTCCGACCGAGGTTGCGCGATAATTGAATGTCTCATTAAATTCATCATCTGACACCGCGAGCTCTCTAAAATGTGCGTGTGGCGTTTCGATGAGTCGATGTTCTGCGAGTCTTCTCAGTGAGGCCCGAATTTGTGTCTCAGCGAACCCTAGTCGGATCATTTCGGCTAGAACGACCGCTCCTGGAGCAAAGCCGTCACTATTCTGCAGTCCAGCTGGCGAATTTAGATATCCCACAATCAATGAGCCTAAAAAGTGCTCACGCTGGTCCGCGAGTTTCACGTCAAAAATGTTACAGGCCACCAACGAAGACGTAGCATTGTAATACGCATACTCTCCGAGCAGGGCGTGCTTAGTGAACTCGTGGAATGGAACAACGTATTGTTTTTTCTCTTCCTCAATTCTTACAATTCGTTCAGATTCTACATTCGGCGATCCGCAGAAACTTGTAATAAGTTCTAGTATCAGGCGGGTGTTTCCGCCGGTAATGTTGGCAAGAAAAGTTCTAATATCGGCGTTGCGCCGAATAGAGCGCAGCATTGCGCGTAGGAATAGCTCGATATTTCCTAAATTTAGGCTGACGCCTTCCAGAGCTGCGGGGGCAACCCTTCCCGACGCGACGCGAAGTGCAAATACAATGCGCTTTCGGATCACCTCGTGCGCTGGCGGAGGTGATATGCTCAGAACCTCGTTTTTGTAACCGGACAATGCCCCGCTAAGCTTGGATGCGTAAAAAGTGGAAGGTCGAAGCGCGACAAATATTAGCATAGCTCGACCAGAAGCAAGTTCCTGCGCTACGAGAAATGCCTCTTGTTGTGTCTCAAATGTTCGTTGATCTGCATTGTCTAGAACAATCATTACTTGGCGACTCATCGCCTTCACGATATAATTTAGAGAGCGATGTACATGTGTCGGTCTATCATTTACCATCGAAGCCAAAAACGAAATTCGTGCTTTTAGGTACGCGGTTCGATCAATATTTTTTAGCTGTCCTTCAACGCTGTCATCAAACTCAGCGATCTCCGCAGCGTACAGCTTTGATGCAAACTCATTGCTATCAATGTTGATGTCGTACTCTTCTCTTAATACAAGTGGCACACGACGGATAAAATAAGATTTTACGTCGATCGATAGTGCTGCCTCTTCTCCGAGATTTACGTGAATATAGCAGGTGCTCAGTTTTTCACTGTCGTCGAGTTTTTCGAATAAGTTCTCGAAAAAAGATGTTTTTCCGACGCCGACGTCACCGATTACGACGATTGGTCTTCCAGTCGTTGAGAGACTGTCTTTTGTCGTAAGTTTAACTACGCCATCTTCAACTTTTGTCGTCAAGTTGGCAGGGGCGATTCCGTTATCAGATACACGGCGATACCGCGAGGCAACAACGTCGCTCCCGAGCAGTGAGTTGTTATTATCTCCATAAACGGAAACGTAACACTCACGATAGAAGTCACTTTTCACATCTGGATTGTACTCCACATCCTCGAGAAGGACAGTTGCGAGGGTACGGAGGTTCTCTTGAAATGGAGTTCTGTATCGATACGCTTTGGCATCGCTTAGGGTGGTCGAAGCTTTAACTGGAATACGTGGGTTCTGCAGGTCAGCGAGAGCACGCACGGCGATGTTTTCGTAAACCCCTTCGGGAGACAGGAAGCGCCAGAGCGAGGGAAAGTCGGACAAATACGCATTGAAGCCATCGAAGACAAAGCATTCACCATCAAGCGGTGAGCCACTGTGCCCTACGCTCTGAAATATGACCATTTGCGGCCCGTTACAAACGACCGCGAGGCGCGCGCCGTGGAGAGCGCAATATCCAATCACTTGCGTGCATGCAGCTTTCAAATTTGGGCAGGAGTCGACCAAAGACCGAAGTTTGCGGGCAGATCGCGGTCTCGCTGATGGGAGAAAGTTAAACTTTTTCGCTTCCTTCTTGGCCTCAACCGCTGCGCGAATAGGGTTGCCGAGGAGATAATCCGCGCGCCCCCCTCCCTCGTCAAATATCTCCACGGCGATCAGAGGCTTTTCCCAGCCCAGGCACTCGCTCAGAAGTCGGTCTATAAATTGAAAGCGATTCTGGGCTTCGCTCCAGTGCGCACTGTCAGGGGGGAAGGTCTCAATGATCCCCTTAAGCGCAGCGCGACCCTGATGCATTTCGATGGAAGCCTGCATTCATGTAATCCCGGTTTGCCCTAGTGCCACGATCGCGATTGAGCATTCGGCGCCTACGTTAAGGCAGGCGCGGTGCTGATCAAGTACGTTTGCCGCTAGATCGGCGGTTATCGGTCGGGTTCGCTCGAGGCACCCGGTGTCGCCCCATTTCGCGCTGAATCAGGTAGAATGGGCTACTACAGGGCTTCAACCTTATCGTTCTTCTGAAGGTGCTCGAGGGCTGGCAGGATGCCATCCTTCGATCATTCTCTTTCTGCCGCGACCCTGCCGATCCCGGTCGATGCGCGCCGCCAGGCGCGTAGCCTGTATTGGCGCGGGTGGGGCGTCACCCAGATCGCGGACGAGCTGGCGCTCAAGCGGCCGACAGTCCAGGCGTGGAAGGATCGCGAGAAGTGGGATGACGCGCCGTCGATCGCCAAGGTCGAGGACGCGCTGGAGTGCCGGCTCAACCTGCTGATCGCGAAAGAGAGCAAGACCGGGGCCGATTTCAAGGAGATCGATCTGCTGATGCGCGCGGTGGTTTCGGCCGCGCGGGTGCGCCGGTACGAAGCGCCGGGCGGGCACGAGGGCGACCTGAACGAGAAGGTCGCCAACCGCAACGCCGGCGAGCGGAAGAAGGTGGTGAGGAACCACTTCACCGCGGAGCAGGTCGAGCAGCTCGAGGCGATCTTCGAAGACGAGCTGTTCGGATATCAGGAGGATTGGTGGGCGGCGAAGGATCAGCGCACGCGCATGATCCTGAAGTCGCGCCAGATCGGCGCGACTTGGTATTTCGCGCGCGAGGCGCTGCTCGACGCGCTGCGCGGGGGCGGTAACCAGATCTTCCTTTCAGCGTCGAAGAACCAGGCACATATCTTCCGGGGCTACATCATCCAGTTCGCCGCGCGGGTCGGGGTGAAGCTGCAGGGCGATCCGATCGTCGTCACCGCCGACACGATGCCCGAGGGCGAGCCGGCGGCCGAGCTGATTTTCCTGGGCACCAATGCGCGCACTGCGCAGGGCTATCACGGCAATTTCTACTTCGACGAGTTCTTCTGGACCTATGGTTTTGAGGAGCTGAACAAGGTCGCGAGCGCGATGGCGATGCACAAGCGTTGGCGTCGCACCTATTTCTCGACGCCCAGCTCGGTCGCGCATCAGGCGCACCCCTATTGGACCGGCGAGCGGCGCAATCGCCGAGTCAAGAAGGAGGATCGCGTCACGATCGACGTCAGCCATGCCCGGTTGAAGGCGGGCGTGCTGTGCGAGGACAAGATCTGGCGGCAGATCGTGACGATCGAGGACGCGGCAGCGCGCGGATGCGACCTGTTCGACATCGACGAGCTGCGGGTTGAATATGCGCCCGACGAGTTCGCCAACCTGTTGCTGTGCCAGTTCGTCGATGACAGCCTGTCCGCGTTCAAGTTCAACGAGCTGCAGCGCGCGACCGTCGATGCGATGGTCGATTGGCGCGACGTCGATCTGCTCGCGCCGCGCCCTGTTGGCCAGCGTGCAGTCTGGGCCGGCTACGACCCGCAGGAGAGCGAGGACGGCGACAATGCAGCGCTCGTGATCGCGCTGCCCCCCGAGGGCCCGGGCGGCAAGTTCCGCCTGATCGAGCGGCATCAGCTGCGCGGGCTCGATTTCCAGGCGCAGGCGGAATTCATCATCGCGCGGCTCAAGCGCTACAACTGCACCTATCTCGGCATCGATGCCAATGGATGCGGGGTTGGCGTCTATCAGTGCCTGCAGCGCGAGGGCGTGCGCGGCCTGACCAAGATCGAATATTCGCTCGAGGCGAAGGCCACGATGGTCATGAAGGCGCAGCACAGCTTTGCCCGTGGCCGGATCGAGTTCGACGCCGGTTGGATCGACGTCCAGTCGAGCTTCCTGTCGATCAAGAAGGCGCTGACCCGTGGCGGCGCGGCGATCACGTTCAAGGCGAGCCGCAGCGAAGACGCGGGCCATGCCGATCTGGCGTGGGCCGTCATGCACATCCTGATCAACGAACCCCTGGACGGCAAGGCGCGGCCGAAGACGCGCATGGAGATTATCGATGGCGAAGAGGGATCGGGCGCGGCGGATGTCGACGAAGGAATCGGCGGCGGCTTCGCATGGAGCCATCGTGCAGGCGACGAATTCGGGCGAGATGACCGCCTTCAGCTTTGGCGACCCGGAGCCGGTGTTGAACCGGCGCGAGCTGATCGACATGCTGGAATGCCCGCACAATGGCCGATGGTTCGAGCCGCCCATTCCCGTCGATGGGCTGGCCCGCGCGTTCCGCGTGTCGCCGCACCACAGCTCGGCCATCTACCTCAAGCGCAACCTGCTCGCCGCGTCGTTCGTCCCGTCGCCGCAGCTTAGCCGCGCGGCGTTCGAGGCGCTTGCCCAGGATTATCTGGTGTTCGGCTATGGCTATCTGGAGGAGCGGCGCAACGTGCTGGGCGGGGTGCTGCGCTATGAACATGCGCTCGCCAAGTTCACGCGGCGCGGGGTTGAGCCGGGCCGCTTCTTCTTCGTGCCGGGTCACCAGCAGGAGACCGAATTCCGACCGGGCAGCGTCGTCATGCTGCGCCAGCCCGACGTGAACCAGGAGATTTATGGCGTGCCGGAATATCTGAGCGCGCTGCAGTCCGCTCTGCTTAACGAGGCGGCGACGTTGTTCCGCCGCCGATACTACCTCAATGGCAGCCATGCCGGGTACATTCTCTATGCCACCGGCGACATCGATGCCGATGACACCGACAAGCTGCGCGCCGCGCTGAAGCAATCGAAGGGTCCGGGCAATTTCAAGAACCTGTTCGTGCATGCCCCGAACGGGAAGGAAGGCAGCCTGAAGATCCTGCCGATCGCCGAGGTGGCGGCGAAGGACGAGTTTCTGGGCATCAAGACCGCGACGCGCGACGACGTGCTCGCGGCGCACCGGGTGCCGCCCGCGCTGCTTGGCATCGTGCCGGCGCAGGGCACGACGCCGGGCAACCCGCTGCAGTCGATGATGATGTTCGTGGTGCTTGAAATTCAGGCGCTGCAGGCGCGGTTCCTGCAGATCAACGAGGATCTGGGGCGCGAGCTGATCGCGTTTGACAACAGCAAGATCACGGTCGCCGAGGCGGCCTGATATTGCCCCCGCTTGGCATCGGCCAGGCGGGGGCGAGCCGGGTGGCGGCCCGGTTCACCGACGAGGTTACGCTCGCCACGACAGATTGGCCAGTCGGCCGTCCCGCACCCGGCATTGCCGGGCGGGAGTCCTAAAAGAGCGAGATTTCCAACATGTCTAGTACCAGCGTTCGACCCGTGGCACCCGCTGCGGGCTATATCGGCGGCAAGCGCAATCTGTCCGCCCGGATCGTGCGGATCATCGATGCGATCGACCATGACGCCTATGCCGAGCCGTTCGTCGGGATGGGCGGCATTTTCCTGCGCCGCCGGCGGCGCGCGCGGGCCGAGATCATCAACGATGTGTCGGGCGACGTCGCGACCTTCTTTCGCGTGCTGCAGGAGCATTTCCCCTATTTCATCGACATGCTGCGGTTCCGCGTGGCGAGCCGGGCCGAGTTCGAGCGGCTGCGCGCATTGCCGGGGGAGCGGTTGACCGATCTGCAGCGGGCGGCCCGGTTCCTGTACCTCCAGCGGCTCGCGTTCGGCGGGCGGGTCAATGGGCGTACCTTTGGCGTCGATGTCACTCAGGGCGCGCGGTTCAACATCGCCAAGCTGGAGCCGATGCTGGCCGACATCCATGAGCGGTTGGCGGGCGTGGTGATCGAGCAGCTGGCGTACGGGGAGTTCATCCGCCGCTATGATCGCCCAGGCACGCTGTTCTACCTCGATCCGCCCTATTGGGGGTGCGAGACCGATTATGGCCCCGACGTGTTTGCCCGGGCCGACTTTGAGGCGCTGGCGGCGCAGCTCGCGGGAGTCCGGGGGCGGTTCCTGATGTCGCTCAACGATACGACGGGGGTGCGCGAGGTGTTCGGCGCGTTCAAGATGGAGGAGGTCGAGACGACCTATACCGTCGGGGTTAAGGGCGCGAACAAGGCGGCGGAGCTGCTGATCAGCAACTTCTAAGCGGAGGGCGGCTCGCCGGGGGGCGAGTACCGCCAACCTCTTGCGCACATATAGAACATAATGCGAACATCAACGCATGATGATTCGCGAGGGCTTCATCCGCCAGGTCGATCTGGATGAGCTGACCTATCAGGTGTTTGCCGGGCTTCGATCGTGGACGCCATCGGTGCGGAAACGGGTATTCGCCCCGGTCGCCAAGCGCCGAGATGTCGACATCGAGATCGCGCTGGACGGCGTGCGTCGATCGCTCAAGACCTGGTTGTTCATCGATTCGGCTCGACCCAGCGCGGCGGTGCCAATTGCCGAGATCGCGACGCGTTTGGTCCCGGTGATCCAGCGCTTCCCCGGTGCCATCCCTTCGCTCTGGATGAGTGGGCAGCAAACCCGCGAGCGGGAAGCGCAGGCAGCAGCGGCGATCCTGTTGTCACAGGCACTTGACCCTTTCGAGATCCTGTCGACCGTGCCGCTCATCCACTTCGGCGCGCGCGTCGTGTTTTTCACGCTCCCGGAGGCACCGCCCTACGCCTTCGCTCCGAGCTGGCCCTGATCAGCGACCCAGCGCAGCCGGATGGGCCGGTATCGTCGGGCATTGCGCTTGGCCTGGATCGAGACTAGGGGGGGGGTGAGGTCGAGCAT